TTGGTTCAGTAGAAACTTCTCGATATACCACGCCGGTATTAGGCGACAATCAAATTTTTGGAACCAACGCTACTAGTCTAGAAGATATTATTCCTGAAATAGAAAGTATGAACAAACCAACTAATGCACGTAGAGCACAGTTGGGTACTGATTTTCAGGATCAATTGGCTGATCTAAAAGGAAGTGGTGCAACATCCACAGTGGGTGCAGGGGCGCCAGTAAAAAAAATTGGACAAACACAAACCTCAGCAATATCAAAGTCAACCGGTGGTGCAGTCACACCACTAAGTGGAAATGATCTTAATACTGGAAGCGGTACTGGTGGTGGAGCTGGCGGAAAAGTAGAAGTGGCTCCTGGAGATGATGCATTCAGTAACAATCGAAACAGTGTTGGAAATGCTATCAATGCAGACGGAGTCGAAGGACGTACCAGCATTGCAGAAGAATTTTTAAAACCAATAAAAGCATCACCAAACCCTCTACTAGGACTTGCTAGTCAAACCTATAGTGTATCCATCTACATGATGAATAGATCAGAGTATGTACAATTTTTAGGAACAGATAAAAAAACATTGCCAACTAGACAACTGATATTGCAAAGCGGTGGTGCCAAAGCAGAAGAACGTAACAAATATTTTGACGTAGACTTTTACATTGAAAATATAGAATTTGAAACAGTGCTAGGCAGTCAAGGTTCTGGGGCACCGCATAATGTAGTCAAATTGAATTTTGATATTCTTGAACCACAAGGTATTACGTTCCTTGAAAGATTAAAAAAAGCAACAACTGATCATGTGCAGGAGCCTGGAGTAAACATTAACGCACAAACCTATTTGATGGTTATACGTTTCTACGGGTATGATGAATTTGGAAACCTTGTAACCAAAAGAGACCTACCATCTGCTACTGGAACAAATGGAGAAGCTCAAGCACGTGAATTAGAAAGCACAAGCGACCCAGAGGCATTAGTTGAAAAGTTTATTCCGTTTCAATTCAACGATATCAATTACAAGATCAACAACAAAGCAGTGGTTTACAGTTGTAATTGTGCAACACCTCAAAACATTGTTGGCTATTCAACTGCACGGGGCAGTATACCATTTAACTTTCAACTGAGTGCATCAAGTGTAAAGAAGTTGTTGAATGGTAACAGTGAATTACAACCTCTTGTGCCGCTTGTAACTAGAACCACAGTCAAAAAACCAAGTTTCACAGAATTTGGTGATGCAACAACTATTAATGTACAAGAAGATGTTACAACCAGTGTTGAACAACAACGTGCAGGTAAACTTGGACTTCAAGACAGAACAGTAACATCAGGATTATGTGATGCACTTAATCAGCATCAACGTGAACTTGCCAAAAAAAATGGCATGATACCAGATGAATACATAATTGAAATCGAAGATGTACCTGGATTAATTGATGCAAAGATGAACAAGCAAGGTAGAACAGATAAAACAAGGTCTAAAATGCAAACATCAAGCGATCCAAGTGAACAAAAAAATATGGAAAAAGTGGCAGTAGACAAACAAACCAAAGAGTATAGTATCAGTGCTGGTACTCAGATTATCCAGTTGATTGATCAAGTGTTAAAAAATTCTACATATGTTACTGCACAACAAACCATTGCCTTTGACGAAATAACCAACAAAGAAATACGCAATCCACCTGTTAAAACCGTGCAATGGTACAGAATTACCCAGTTTGCTGCTCCAAAAGAATATTGCAAAATACGCAACGATTATGCTTATCAGATAACCTATAGAATCTCAAGGTATCAAATCAATACACCACGATCACCTTATTTTCCTCCTGCAATGTATCGAGGTGCTCACAAGATATACAACTATTGGTTTACTGGGTTGAACACAGAAGTTTTAGATTTTGACATAGAAGTTAAGTCAAACTTTGTTACTATAATGGGCAAAGATGGACTAATCACAGATGAAGATGTAGCAGTTGGAAACGATGCACGATTTGCTGAAAAAAGATTTTTTCAAAGTGCACCAGATTCTAGCACACAAGGTGCCGCAGGAGACGCTGGCCGACCGGCTGCTCAATTGGCAGCAAGGTTGTATTCACCAGCTGATGTTTCCAAAGCTGATCTTACTATAGTAGGTGATCCAGATTTTATCATGCAAAGTGAATTGTTTTATAGTGCTGGTAATCTAGAGGCTTTTGAGCCTGATGGAAGTGTAAATGGCAACGCTGGCGAAGTGCTATTTGAAATACGTTTTAACCGTCCTGTAGACTACAACATGGCCACTGGAGAGACACCTGTAAACGCTGAAAACTCTGATAGTAAAATCACAGGAGAAAAAAATCTAGCCGCTGAAAGTTTAGTGTATGCTGCCACTAATGTTACAAATAAACTAGCTGATGGTAAGTTTACACAATCAATTCAAGGTGTAGCAAGGATGTTTGACAATGCAGTAAACAGTCCAAAACAAAAACAGGTCGAGAAAAATGTTGTAGAAGAACCAGGATTAGATGCCTTTGGTGGTGCTGGCGGAGCTATAAGTCCAACCACACCACGGGCAAGCAAGGTTGAAACACCTGTAGCAAGGCCAACTCCAACTGGTGCTAGCCGAAGTAATACTGGAAGTACTTCATTCACTCCAGATCCTCGTGCCGGAAATTTTAAAACTGCAACTGTTGATGGAAGTAGAACAAATACTCAACCATACACTAGTGCAACAGTAAATAATGCTACTACTACTAAGATTGCAAAGTTACCTGATGCCACTGTAAACTATTCAGATGATGCAGACGTAACGCCGGGTGAATCGGATTGGCAGCCACGTTCTGGCACAGTTGTACAACCGCCGGTACAACCTAAACCTGGAAGCAATACTGTAAGTGACGATGCTGGAACAAAGACTAGCCCGGTGCAAGAAAGTTTATTTGCAAAGAGACGCAGAGAAGCAAGAGCAAGGTCAGAGGCAGCACAAGCTAGAGGTGCAAAGTCAACAGGATTTCAAGGCGGCGGTACAAATGCAAGTTCCGCTTTTAGATAAGGAAAATTAATGTCAGAAAACTATCAAAGAAGCAGAGGCGTCCCTGGAGCATATAAAACATCCGCTGGCGGTACCCCAGCTGAATCAGGTCCGTTTATTGGTGAAGTTGTTAATAATATTGATCCAATTAGAGCTGGAAGACTGCAAGTTTATATTGAATATATTTCAGGAGACGATAAGAACAACAAAGATCTATGGCGTACTGTAAGTTATATTTCACCATACTATGGTTATACTCAACAGAGTGCTCAACAACCAACTGGTCCAGGTAGTTTTACTGGTAATAATCATGCATATGGATTCTTTGGCACTCCCCCTGATCTTGGAACAAAAGTTCTTTGCTTTTTTGCTGACGGTGATCCAAACAAAGGCTACTATGTAGGTATGCCAATATCTCCTGGTTTAAATCATATGGTGCCAGCAATTGGTAGCAGTAAAAAGTACATTGACGATAGTGGTTCACCGCTATTTGCCAACAAAGCAAAATTGCCAGTGGTTGAAATAAACAATGCCAATGATGCAATAGCAGAAAATCCAAGATTTTTTGATGAAACAAAACCAGTACACAGTGTACTGGCTGGTCAAATGCTGTCTCAAGGAGTTATAGCAGATCCCTTGATTGGGCCAATTGGTTCCAACAGTCAACGTGAATCACCAAGTACTGTTTTTGGAATAAGCACTGCTGGAAGACCAGTATATCAAGGTGGACTAACTGATGCTCAAATAGCAGCCAAGGTAGCAAGTAGTACGCTTCAAGCAAATGAAACCACCATAATTGCACGTAAAGGTGGACACAGTTTGGTAATGGACGACGGCGATCTGGCCGGCGAAGATAACCTAACAAGAATACGCACCAGTGCAGGTCATCAAATAATGATGAATGATACTGCTGACAAACAAACAATTCACATTATGCATGCAAACGGACAGACCTGGATAGAACTAGGAAAAGAAGGCACCATTGATCTATATGCATCAAACAGTCTAAATATTAGAAGTGCCGGTGAACTAAACATGCATGCTGATCGTAATATAAACATAGCCAGTGAACTTGGAAGTGTTAACATTTTTGCAAAACGTGCAATGAGTCTTGAAACAGGCAGTTTAAGCCTCACTGGCACAAACAGTATTTTGGCCTATAGTAAAAGCTCAGTGGGAATCAAAAGTGATGGCAGTTTAAATCTTAACAGTAGAACCGGTGGATGGGGTGCAGGCACTGGACTTACACTTGAAGCAGGATGTATAAAACTGAATAGTGGATCAGCTCCACCAGTGAGTAAAACTGTTGAGATACCTAAGTTAAGATTAGCAGATACAAAATTTTCTCCTCAACAAGGTTGGATACCAGAACCAAATGCAATCGAAACAATTGTTACTAGAGCTCCTACACATGAGCCTTACGCAGAAAGAGGCACTGGTGTCAATACTAGTACCAGTTTAGAATCACCTGCTGAGCAAGTTCCTTTGGATCCAAAAACTCAGGACGCAGTAACCAAAGCAGAATCAACAGAGATTGATAGTGTTACAGAAGCAGATTATGAAAAACAATCGCAGGTAAAAACAAACGTTGGTAAAATACCACCTGAAAAAGTAACCAGTATGGTAGCACAATCTAGCAAACTGGTTCCTCAGGATTTCAATGAAATATCCAATGCTAACGGTGTTGGAAAATTTGGTTTTAGTGCAACTGAATTAGAAAAAGGAGGATTGTTGAAACCAGGAACTGCAGAGTTCTTTCTCAAGGATGCTACTGCTGACCTAAACACTGTTTTAAGTAGTGCAAGTGTGTGGACTGGTTCACAAGGCGTTAATGGACTTAGTGATTTTTTAAACAACGAAACATTACAAGATGTAACCAAAACAGATTTATTCAACAAAGGATTAGGCGAGTTGCAGAATGCAGGAATAGTAACCGGACTAGAAGATGAATCTGCACTAGGCGGTTTGGTCAGTGGTGCAAGTAAATTTGGAGCAGACGCAGTAAAAAAATGGCAAGATGGATCTGCAACACTTGGAGAAACATTTGCCGGAAGTAACAGTACAAAAATTACCAGTTCTGACATGAATAAAGTTGTACGAGGCGGCCAGTATTCAATACAATTAGCACAACAAAAACTCAGCAATGAAGTACAAGGATTTTCAACTGGCAGTGGCGGTGTAGTTGGCACCACGGTAAGAAGTAGCCTTGATACTGCGGTAGCAAGTGTTGTTACAAACAAGAAAGTCAACGGAGTGGATGCAGAAACTGCGGCATTCGAAGCGGAATTTGACGCACAAAACAATACCACAAATACGTAGGTAAATACAGTATGCCAACATTTATCGGATACAGTACCATTGGAAGGTACAAAAGTTACACAGTCACAGATTTTGAATTAATTAAACGTGACCTATTAAACGCACTTAGCATTAGACAAGGTGAAATGCCTGGACGTCCTAATGTTGGTTCAACTATATGGAGTTTAATCTTTGAACCTCAAGGTGCTCAAACTTCAAAAGCAATAAACAAAGAACTACAACGTATAGTTGCTCAAGATCCAAGAATCAGTATCTCGGATATCAATGTTTATCCACAAGAGAACGGAATACTAATAGAACTTGAAGTTGATACTGTTAGTGGACAACAAGGTGAACTTCTCAATATATTTTTCAATAGCGAGACCATGAGAGCTGCCTACGCAGATGTGTAGATAAACTACGTAGTTTATTCTTTTCATAAATACCATGTAAGGAAACACACATGGCTAAAACTACAAGACAAACAAGTATATTTGGTGTAGAAGATTGGAAGAGAATCTATCAAACCTATCGTGAAGCTGACTTTCAAAGTTATGATTTTGAAACACTCCGAAAGACTTTCATTGATTATATAAGACTGTATTACCCAGAAAGTTTTAATGATTACATAGAGTCTAGCGAATTTATTGCTATACTTGATGTTATGGCTTTTATGGGTCAAGCAGGAAGTTTTAGAAATGATCTGAATACCCGTGAAAACTTTATTGATACTGCTGAAAGAAGAGACAGTGTCACTAGATTAGCAGAACTAGTCAGCTATACACCAAAGCGTAATACTGCGGCACAAGGTTTTCTAAAAGTACAAAGCATCAGTACCACTGAAGGTGTAACAGATTTTACAGGTGTAAATCTATCAAACATTACAATCAACTGGAATGATACCACAAATCCAAATTGGTTAGAACAATTTACAGTTGTTGTAAATGCGGCTCTTAGCGGAAGTCAGCGTTTTGGAAAACCAGGAAACAGCCAAACACTATTAGGTGTTGATACAGAAGAATATACACTTAACTTAATTGCAGGTTTTTTGCCTGTTGTTCCGTTCAGTCAGACTGTGAATGGCACTAACATGACATTTGAAGCAGTAAATGCAACTTCATTAAATGAAACATATCTATATGAGCCTGCACCAGCACCAAGCGGTCCACTCAACCTGTTGTATAGAAATGACAAACAAGGCTATGCAAGTGCAAACACTGGTTACTTTTTTTATTTCAAGCAAGGTTCACTTCAGGATCAACAATTCAATCTTGGAGAAAGAATCAGCAACAGAATTGTAAATGTTAACATAGAAGGCATTAACAACGAAGATGTTTGGTTATATCAACTTAATGCTCAAAATTCAATAATTGCAGAATGGGAAAAGGTTGAAAACATCTACACTGGAGCAGTTGAAGAACTTACACCTGAACAACGTAGATATTTTAGTATTACATCAAGAACAAACGATCAAATAAATCTAAACTTTGGCGATGGTGTGTTTAGCAGTATACCAGTTGGAACCTTTAGAACCTATGTGAGAAGTTCAAACGGACTAAACTATATTATCAATCCTGACGAAATGCAAAATGTAACTTTTAACATAGGTTATGTAAGCAAAACAGGCAGAAACGAAACGCTTACCTTTACCTGTGCGTTAACTGTACCAGTGAGCAATGCAGCCAGCAGAGAAAATATCAACGATATCAAACAAAGAGCTCCGGCAAGATACTACACTCAGGATAGAATGGTTAATGGAGAAGACTATAACAATTTTCCATACACTCTTTATTCAACTATAATCAAGTCCAAAGCTGTTAACAGAAGCTCAATTGGTACTAGTAGATACTTGGATCTAGTAGATGTAACTGGAAAATATTCAAGTACAAATGTTTTTGCTTCAGATGGCATGATATATGAAAACACACAAGTTCCTAGTTTTACATTTACCTTTGCTGATCAAAATGACATCACAAACGTTATTGTAAATCAAGTCGAACCTGTGCTTGCTAGTAGAGGCATGCAAGAATTCTATTATGAGAATTTCAATCGTCCAAGTTTAACAACATTAAATTTAGAATGGAATCAAAGTACTACAAGCAATAACGAAACCACTGGTTATTTTAAATTTGTGGCTAGTGGAGCACCAGCACCAGTTGGTCCTCAAGCAAGTGACAATAAAAAATATATTGCACAAGGTGGATTAATCAAATTTGTACCCCCTGCAGGACAGTATTTTACTCCAACAAACAGATTGGCAGTTGGCTCTCCAACATTACCTGGAGATAAAATGGTTTTATGGGCAACTGTTACTGCTCTTGAACTGGACGGAACAAATTTTGGTGTTGGAAACAACGCTGATGGAACTGGTCCAGTGACTCTCAACAATTTTATTCCGACAAATGCAGTGCCAACACAGGTTATTGTGAATTTTATCACTGATTTGCCTACTGCGATTGAAACAACCATGAGAGAAAACATCGAACTGTACAGAAATTTTGGTTTGGGTTATAATAATCTCACACAGACATGGTATGTGATAACTTCAACAAATCTCGACAGTAGTACTACTTTTAGTTTAGCAAATGCTCAGAATACTTCGGGTACAGGTTTAGACAATAGCTGGCTTGTGGATTTTCAAACTGATGGTGTAACTTACACTGTAAGTTCAAGAAGTTTAGATCGTTTTTGGGCAAGTGTTTTAGAAACAAGGTTCTTCTATGATGGTACACAAAAAGTTTATGATCCTAAAACAGGTAAGGTAATCAATGATTTCATAAATGTTTTAAAAACAAACAACCTACCTGATTCTAGTTCAACACTCAATAGTGATGAGATACTGGACATAATTGGACAACCTGTTGAGGCAGATGGCTTTATTGATGACTTTCGAGTACGAATAAGTTATAAAGATTCTGACAACGACGGTATTCCGGACAATCCAGATTATTTTGAAACATTGGTTGCTCCTGATACAAATCCTAATACAAAAAGAATATATTTGCAACAAACTATTGATTTTGATAACCTTGAAAGATATACACCATTAGCAAGTGGTGTTGTAATTGGGTCTTTAGCAACTGAAGATGCGATTGAGCTTGTAAAAAGCGAATATCCAAATGGACAGGTTTTTTACGCATACACAGATGAAAAATTTTATAAACTTACTGTAGCATATGATGGTGTAAGAACTATTGCAGAAGTTAGTGGCTATCAAACTTTTGTTGGCAGACAAGATCTTTATTTTCAGTACCGTCATAATGCACCACTGAGCCGACGTATCGATCCAGGTACAACCAATATCATTGATATCTTTCTTTTGACTCAATCATATTATAATGCTTATCAAAATTACATTAGAGACACCACTGGTTCAGTAACTGAGCCAGCACAACCAACTATTGACGAATTAAGTACTTCATACAATACGCTTGATCAGTACAAAATGATCAGTGATAATGTGATTTTAAATAGTGTAACATTCAAGCCATTGTTTGGAATAAAAGCACCAGTTGAACTTAGAGCTACAATAAAATGTGTAAAGAATTCTTCAAGTACAGTTAGCGTAAGTGAAATTAAAAGCCAGGTAGTTAATGCTATGAATCAGTATTTTACAATTGAAAATTGGGATTTTGGCGATACATTTTTCTTTTCTGAATTGAGTGCTTATTTGCATGATCAATTAGGTTCAATTATCAGTACAGTTGTTCTTGTACCAACTAATCCTTTGAAATCTTTTGGAGATTTATACGAAATAAGATCCCAAGCAAATGAAATTTTTGTAAATGCCGCAACAGTTAATGATGTTGAAGTAATCGATGCATTGACCAGCAGTCAACTGCGAACTGCACCAAATAGTGGAGTAGTTTAAAATATGGCAAAGCGAATTCGCTCAGAAGATTTCCTACCTGAAATCTTCCAAACCCCAGCAAACAAGCAACTTCTAAGAAGTACTCTTGACCAACTTACACAAAATCCTAAACTTAAACCAACTGAAGGTTATATAGGACGTAAAATTGGCCCTGGTGTGACAGCGAGTGACAACTATGTTCTTGAGCCATCCCAAACCCGTACTGATTATCAATTAGAACCAGGTATAGTACAACTTAAACCTGATACCAGCACTGTGGAAAATGCAATTACCTATCCTGGTATTATTGATAGTTTAAACATGCAAGGTGCAAACACCACTCGGCACGATAGATTGTTTGATAGTGAGCATTATAGTTTTGATCCAATGATCGATTACGATAAGTTTATAAATTTTGGACAATACTATTGGATACCAGCAGGTCCAAATAGTGTAGATGTTTTTGCAAGTACTATTCCAACTTCTGACAACTATGACGTAACCTATTCAGATGGTGGATATAAATTTAGTGGTGTTAGTGGCACTCTTCCTACAATCACTCTTGTAAGAGAAGGAAACTATACCTTTGATGTAAATGCAAGTGGACGTAATTTTTGGATACAGAGCGTTCCGGGCACCAGTGGAGTGTTGCCACAACAGACCAATCAAAGTTCACGTGAAGTGCTTGGTGTGCTTAACAATGGAGATGATGTTGGCACAGTAACTTTTAATGTTCCAGCCAAGACTGCACAGAATTTTTATTTTAATCTTGCTGATATAGGCTCAACTGACCTAGTAGAAGATACACTTCAGTTTAATCAAATTAACAATAGATATGTTGATGTATTCTTAGAAGAACATGGCGGTATTGATGGTATAACTGATTTACAAAATCGCACACTAATTTTTAATACAACCACAGATCAAGGATGGGAAGACGAAGAACCATTTTCAAGTGAAGGGTTTGATACCACTGCATTTAGTGATTCTGGAGCTATACCTACTGACGCTGATCGTTATGTACAATGGCGTATAAATTACAACTATGATGATCCTCTTCGTCCGTTTATGGAACTTACAAAGGTTCAAAGCATTGCAAATCTTAGCAAAACAAAAATAGAATATGGTACAGAGTATTCTGGCAGTACGATGTACAAAACCGCTGAAGGTATATTTGCACGTCAACCATTGATCACTGCTAATCTTGATATACTTTATTATCAAGATGGAAGTGATGAAACCAATTTTGGTGTGATCAGAGTGGTTGATCAAATAAATGCTTCTGATTTGAATATTGCAGACATACTTGGTAAACCCAATTATACATCACCTAATGGTGTGGTTTTTACAAATGGACTAAAAGTAAACTTTATTGGAAATGTTGTTCCTGCAAGTTATGCAAACGTAGAATACTATATAGAAGGTGTTGGTACTGCAATTGAATTTGTAAAAGTCACGGATTTAGTTACTCCTGAAACCTACACCAAATCAGCTACAGTAGCATTCGATAGCACCACGTTCGACGAAGGCGGTTTTGATGCAACTGCTGATGCTCCTCTTGAACAAGATTACATGACTATTAACAGAGCCAGTATTGATCTCAATGCGTGGAGTAGATCAAATAGATGGTTTCATATTGATGTTTTAACTGCGACTGCCCAGTATAACAATACAGTATTAACACTTGATAACAACGCAAGAGCAAAACGTCCAATAATTGAATTTATAAAAAGTTTAAAACTTTTTAATTTTGGTACATTGGCTACGCAGCCAGTTGATATTATAGACTTAGCTGAAACTGATGCCTTCAGCAACATCAATGGTACTGCTGGTTATTCAGTTGATGGTTATACACTAATAGATGGTTCAAGAATTATCTTTAATGCAGATCTTGACCCTGAGGTAAGAAATAAAATTTATACAGTTGCATTTGTTGATGTGGGTGCAGGTCCAGTGATTGACTTACAACCAGCAAGTTTAACTGAACCAGACATTGCAACCAATACCACAGTGGTTATACGCTCTGGTGCAACTCTTCAAGGCAAATCATATTGGTATAATGGAACAACTTGGGTATCTGCTCAACAAAAGACCAGTACAAACCAAGCACCATTATTTGACGTATTTGATGCAAGTGGATACAGCTTCAGTGATACCAGTGTGTATCCTTCATCTACGTTTGTTGGAACAAAACTTTTTAGTTACGCAATTGGAACAGGAGCAACAGATAGTATAATTGAACAACCTCTAAAGTATCTTACTATCAACAATGTAGGAGATATTGTATTTGACAACAATCTCTACGCAGATACTTTTGTGTATATTTCTGGAACAACCAGCATTACTGAAAATATAAGCAAAGGTACTATTAGACAGTACAATACCATTGATAGTTTTACTAAATTTCTTGGTTGGCAAACAAGTTTTACAACCACTGTTCAACGTCAAAGTTTTAGTTTTGATTTTGATGGTGGTCCATTGGTACTAGATATAGAAGTAATTGATGATCTAAGTCAAATACCAGTAAAACTATATGTTGAAGGACAGTTTGTGCTTTCTAGCACCTATTCTTATACAACAAATAGTGCTGGTGTAACTGAAATTACCTTCAATCCAAACGTAGTTGGTCAGCCAGCAACTGTTCCTCCAGTTGGAAGCATCATTGAAGCACAAGTTTTAAGCAATAGTGCAAGTAGTGTAGCATTTTATACCATTCCAGACAATCTAGAATCAAATGCACTTAATAAAAACAGCAATAGTTTTACATTAGGAACTCTAAGAACACACTATGAAACCATATGTCAAAATTTAGAAAACTTTGCAGGAAAAATACACGGAGCAAACAATGTTCGAGATCTTGGCAATGTGGTGCCGTACGGTGATTTAATATTACAACAAAGTGCACCTTTAACACTTACTACTCCTTTTATCAATGAAAGAAGTGTTGATTATTTTAGAGCTCTTGAATTTAACTCCTCAGAGTATAATAAAACAAAAAATAAAATTCTTGATTATGTTGCCAACAATGATTGGGAAAACAAAACTGCGGCTCAAATTTTAGATGAAACGTTGCTTGCAATTAATGCAGGAAAAACTTCCGCTTCTCCATTTTATTGGACTGATGCAATTCCAAGCGGAACAGTTTTAGAAACTACAACATATACCGTAACACCAATCACAACTAATGTTTTTGACACACTATACAATTATAACTTTACAACGGCAAATTATCAGGGTTTGTTAGTTTACTATATTCCAATTTCAACAGGAATTGAGACACAATTAATAGGTGATGGTCATGAATATACTGTTGCTACAGATGGTCCAAGAATTACTATCAATAGTTCCATAACACTATCGATTGGCGATAAGATAATCATACGTGAATACAAAGCAACCTATGGAAGTTACATACCTGCAACTCCTAGTATGCTAGGTTTATATCAGGTATACATGCCAAGAGAGTTTTTAGATAACACCTACGTCACTCCTACAAATGTAATTCAAGGACATGATGGTAGTATCACTGTTGCTTTTCCTGAAGGTGATTACAGAAACAGTGTACTTTTAGAATTTGAAAAAAGATGCTATAACAATATCAAACTTACTGCTGAAGAAAAATACAATCCTGCAATTCAGTCATTTGATGTTATTCCAGGACAGTTTAGAACCACTGATTATACATTAACTGAGATCAATAATATACTGAATGTAAGTTTTCTAACATGGGCTGGTGCCAACAGAGTTCCATACAAAATACAAACCTATGATGCAGATAACGGTTTTACCTGGAACTATAGTCAAAGTGCCAACAGACTTGACGGTAAACCATTGATTGGCTTTTGGCGTGGAATATACTTTAATCTCTACGATACAGATAGTCCTGACACACGACCATGGGAGATGGTTGGTTTAAGTGAAAAGCCAACCTGGTGGGAAACACGCTATGGTCCTGCTCCGTATACCAGTGGAAACACTGTTTTATGGCAAGACATGGCAGACGGTAAAATCACCTATCCAACCGGTGATGTAATAAAAACACAATTTGTTCGTCCGCAGTTATTAGATTGTTTACCAACTGATTCTCAAGGTAATCTAGCAGATCCAATGGTAAGCATTGTTGGAAGCTACGATGTTAATAGTTTTAAAAAATCATGGGTAGCTGGCGATTATGCACCTACACAAACTGCTTGGAGAAGAAGCAGCTATTATCCTTTTGCAATACAGAGATTACTGGCTTTAACCATGCCAGCAAAGTATTTTAGTTTATACGCTGATGTGGACTTATACAAATACAACACTGATTTCAATCAATATCTTTACAATGATAGATATCGCATCGACGCTTCAACTATCCAAGTTTATGGCAATGGAACTGCAAAACACAGTTTTATAAATTTTGTAGTTGATTATAATAGATTAACAGGAGTTGATAGTACAACTCTAGTAAAAACAAAGTTAGAAAATCTTGATATACGTTTGTGTTATAGAATGGCTGCCTTCAGCGACAAGAACTACTTGAAAATATTTTCAGAGAAATCCTCACCAAATAGTCTAAACAGCAGTTTGCTATTACCTGATGAAAGTTACCAACTATTTTTGTACAAAAATCCAAGTTTTAGTGAAATACAGTTTTCAAGTGTAATAGTGCAAAGAACCAATACAGGGTGGACAGTGGCTGGTTATTCTACTAACAAACCATACTTCAATATTCTTAGAAGCACGGCTGCTGGAAATTTTAGTACATTTACTGTAAACGGTAACACTTTTAGAGTACCAGAAACATTCACAGATCAGGTAGTACAGGTTCCTTATGGTTATGAGTTTACCAGTTCAAGTGCAGTGGTAGATTTCTTGGTTAGTTACGGCGAACTGCTCACTCGTCAAGGAATGACATTTGATTCTACTGAGAATGAAGTAATTGTAAACTGGACACAAATGGCTCAGGAGTTTATCTATTGGGTTGGACAAAGTTGGACAGTAGGAAGTGTAATCAATTTAAATCCAGCGGCAAACGTTCTAAAGCTAGAAAAAGATTTCACTGTTGTTGAAAGTCTAACAAGTGAAAATGTAAATGATGTAATATTGAATCAAAATTTTAGAACAATGTTGGTGCAAGATTATGCAGTTGAACGTTTAGGAAATGAACTTAAACTTGTAGGATTAAACAACAATACTTTCAGTTACCTCCAGGCAAGATTTACATCATATGAACACATAATTGTGTTTGATAACACAAGTATTTTTAATGATTTGATTTATCAACCAGTAACTGGTGCAAGACAAAACCGTTTGCTTATAAATGGTTACACAGTATTTGAATGGAATGGCACATTAGATGCACAGGGTTTTATCCTAAATCAAGATAATATCAAACCATGGGAACCAAATGTTCCTTACACCAAAGGACAGATTGTAGAATATAAAAACGCTTACTGGAGTGCTACTACGCTTTTACCACCAGGTGAGACCTTTGTATTTTCAAACTGGATAAAAAGTGACTACAATAGAATACAAACTGGTTTACTCCCTAACCTAGCAACTAAAGCAGATGAATTACAAGACAATTACAATATTCACACTGCGAATCTAGAAGCAGATTCTACGCTATTAGGATTAGGACTTATTGGATTCCGTCCAAGACAGTACATGCAAAACCTTAATCTTGATGATATTTCACAAGTTGGTTTGTATGCTAGTTTTCTTGGCACAAAAGGCACAATTAGAGCGGCTGAAATATTTACAAATGCATATCTTGGAAAAGAAGAAGCAGAATATCAAATCTATGAAAACTGGGCTATACAAAGAGCAATCTATGGAGCCAATGCTAATCGTAGTTATTTTGAACTTGAACTAGATGAAAGTAAACTTTTAAGTAATCCAAGTACTATTGCAGTGGTTGAACCACTGTCTGTTTCAACTGCAGATCAAACTGTTTTGATTGATGATATTTATAAGCAAAGCTATAAGATTTCAACTACAAATATTTTACCAACAGTTGACGGGATTCCTGAAGATGTTGGCTTGCCAAGTGCAGGTTATGTGAACTATGATGATGTTGATATCAAAGTTTTTGACTTCGATGATCTAACCAATGTTATTAACAATCTTGATAACATAGTTGTTGGAACAAATATTTGGGTAGCAAAAGCAAACAGCTACGACTGGAATATTTACAGAGTAAATCTTGTAAATTCTACGCTTACCACAGTGGTGGACAATCTAAACACAACTTGTACTTTTACATTTGATGTTCCGCATGGTTTAATTGTTGGACAAAGATTGATAATCAAATTTTTCAACGTTGATGTTGATGGTGCTTACATAGTACAAACAGTTCCTGGAGTTAAAACACTCACAGTTAATCTCAGCTTGCCGGGTGATATTACAACAATTACAAATGGAGATGGTAGAGCTTTTACCCTCGAAAGCGTAAGAGTTGCTCAACCAAGCGATATCGCTGGACTAAGTTTTAGTACAAGTTTAGTTGCTACAAATCAGGTATGGGTGGACAATAACGGCAATGACAATTGGACAGTCTTACAAAAACAAAATCCATTTTCAACCACAGGCGAAATACAAGCTGAAACACCAGTAACAAATGATCTATTTGGAACCTCGTTGGCACAAGGATTTAATAATCAAGGATTAATTGTTGGCGCAAAAGGATATGCAAGTGGCGTTGGTGGTGTTTATGCATTTAACAAGTTAGAGGATGGGTCAACAATCAATGGTGCTACCTATTCTCAGCAAACAATTCTTTCACCAAGCTCTGGTGATTCTAGCTTAGAATTTGAAGGGTTTGGATTTAGTGTTGATGCAGGAAATACCGAATGGGCTTTAGTTGGTGCACCTGAATCAGAATTAAACAAAGGTTATGCAAGTGCCATTCTTAGAAATTCCTCAGACGGAACTTATTCGCTTTATCAAAATTTCAATACTCTTACAAACGATGCTGATAAGTTTGGTTATAGTGTAGCAATCAGTGCTGACGAACGTTGGATGTACATAAGTGCTCCTGCTGATAACAAGATTTACGCCTACAACAAAGTAGATGTCCAAGATCAAAGTTTAACATTTACAGGAGATGGAGCAACTTCTTCATTTAATATTTCGCCAACTATACAGTTAGATTCAAATGTTGCAATTGCTCAAACACAAATTACCGTTACTGTCAATGGGCTAGCGAAAACTGTGGTTTCAGACTTTACTGTTTCTGAGACTGCTGGAATACAAATAGTCAATTTTGTTTCAACACCAAATGAAAATGATGTTATAGTTATTACTCGTACACAGAGTGTAACATACAATCCAACAGTTTCAACAACTGATTTTAGTTTTAGTACATTGTTCACTGCAACCGCAGGTAATATAAATTCAATGACCGTTACTATAGATGGTAAATTGATGCGTCCATTCTTTGATTATGAATTGGATGGTACCAACATCCAGTTAGATACTCCAATCAGTTCAGGAACTTTAACTATAAATGCAAAAACTTATTGGGATCTAGTCACTTCATTCAGTTCAACAAGCATAGATTCAACAATTGATCAATTTGGGTACAGTATTTCAACAACAACTGATGGTAGACAAATATTAGTAGGTACACCAGATGCCACAATTGGAACAAATACTTTTGCTGGCGAAAGTTACATTGTTGATAGAAGTGTAGAAAGATTTCAAGTTACCAATGCCGCTACAGTTTCTTATACAACCAGCATTGTTCCAACTGCTCCGGTTACAGTTAAACTTAACGGAACATTCTTAATTCCAACTGGAAATGCAAACAATGCACAATTTAGTGTTGCTGGAAGTGTAATAACTATTGGAACAACACTTAATCCAGTAACACTTTCGGTTGGTGATATAATTGAAATTGAAACAAATACCTTTAGTACATTACAAAGTTTCAATAGTGCCTTAAACGGTGAAAACTATTATTTTGGTAGAGCTGTTGACATGTGTTCAACAAATTGTAGTGCATACATCAGCATGCCACACGATAGTGCAATTGCAGCTGAACAAGGAAGTGTCGAACGTTGGATAAATCAAAGTCGACTTTTTGGAACTATTACAGGCACAATTAGCAATCCTGTTCTTAGTGCCGCAGACAGTATTAGAATTAACAATTATTACGTTGCTCTTACAGGAACAACTGTTGCTAGTTTAGTTACTGATATTACAAATGCAAATATTCCAAATATTTCTGCTGCCAGTGTAGACGGTGCGTTACAAATAACATTGGTGGACATTGAAGCAGCAGAACAATTTATCAAATTAGAAGTTGCACCGGGTACAGGAACTGCATTTAGTGATTTAGGATTGAAACCGTGGGTGTATGCTCAAACCATTATTCCTCCTGTTGTACAAGCATATGGACATTTTGGCACAAGTATTAACATCAGTGATGACGCACTTACACTGGTAGTTGGTGCTCCAGATGCAACTGCATTCTTACCAACCACTTTTGATACATCAACAACAACATTTGATGCAGGCTCAACAAATCTCGTCGACCCATTACCAGAATCTGGTGTTGCTTATACCTATGATTATTTAAATTCTGCATCTCCGAGTACAACCAATCCAGGCAAGTTTGTTTACGGACAACAAATTTATGATACTGAGATTACCAGCCTTGACAGATTTGGAAGCAGTGTAAGTTATGTAGATGGTGTTCTACTTGTTGGAGCACCTAACGATGACCTTGGAGATAGCACAGGTGATTACGGCAGAGTAATTGAATTATTGAATGCAGATAATGAACTAAGTTGGAAAGCAAGATATACCGAAACTCCAGTTGTTGATTCTGCCTTGTTAAACAGTGTGTTTACATACAATAAAATTTCTAATAGCATTACATCTTATTTAGATTTTATAGATCCACTACAAGGCAAGATACTTGGAGCAGCACGTGCTAATATAGATTATACTGGTGGTGTTGATCCGGCCGCATACAACACAGGTACGGTGAACAATTTTGGTAGCATGTGGAGAGAAGAACACCTTGGAGAAATTTGGTGGGATCTCAGCACAGTCAGATTTATCGATTACCATCAAGATGATATACAATTTAAAGCAAGACGTTGGGGACAGTTGTTTGACGGTTCAAGTGTAGATATATATCAATGGACTGAAAATACAGTGCCGCCTGCAAGCTATACAGGACCTGGAACTGTTTATACCACAGACAGTTATACTACTATAACCTATTTGGATAGTGCCGGAACCTTTGTTACAAAATATTTTTACTGGGTCAAAGGACTAACAGCAATAAGTCCAAACAAAACACTCAGCTCAACTGGTATTGAACAGTACATTGCTAACCCACGTGCAAGTGGCATAGCCTATGCGGCAGCAATTGCTACAAATGAAATTACACTTTATAACTGTAGAAACTTAATAAGTTCTACTGATACAATATTACACGTCGAATTTGATAAAATTGCTAATGATGATAATGTACACAGCGAATATGATATCGTCACTGACGGAGACGAAAACAGCTTTCTCGGCGGGCAGTTATATAGAAAAATGCTAGATAGCTTTTGTGGAGCAGACACTGTGGGGAATCTTGTTCCAGATCCCACGCTTAGTATTGCTGATAGATATGGCGTAAGTTTTAGACCAAGACAAAGCATGTTTATTGATAGATTTCTTGCATTAAAAAATTATATGACAAGAGCAAATGCTATTATGAAGTTGTATACTATTTCAGAAAGCAAGAGTTTTACACTATTAAACAGTGAAGAGCCTGAACCAACTGCGGCAAGTGGCCTATGGGACAAGCGAGTACTAACCTATGCCGAGCTAACCTACCAAGATTTATTACAGGTAGCAATTGGATATAGGTATCTAGTGGCAAGTGATGTAAACAACGAAGGGTTATGGTCAATTTACACAGTTCAATCAGACCGTACTCTTTTACTTACTCGTGTACAAAGCTATAAAACAAATCTCTATTGGAGTTACGTAGATTGGTTTGGACTTAATGCTGACGGATCTTTTTACTCAAGTGCCAATGCTCCTGCATATGAAGTACAGGTTTACAGTGAATTACTTGCTCTAAGTAATGTACAAAATGGTGAATGGGCAACTGTAACTGCAAATAGCAATGGAAAAACAGAAGTATATCAGTATAGCACAACATCAGGTGAATGGACAAGAGTTTATTTAGAAGATGGAACAATAGCAATTGACAACACAATTTGGGATTATACAATCGAAAATCCCATTGCTGGTGAAGAGCCGATTACTGAAACAAGACAAATACTTCAAGCTCTGAATACTCAAATATTTGTAGGAGATTTATTATTACGACGTAACGAACTGTTAATTCTTACTTTCGAATTTATTATGAGCGAGCAAGCAGCACCAAATTGGTTGTTTAAAACCAGTTTGATTGATGTTAATCATAAGATACGTGATTTGATAGAGTACCCAATTTTTAGAAGAGATAATCAAGACTTTGTTGAAGATTATATCAAAGAAGTAAAACCATATCATGTTCAGATAAGAGAATTCAATTTAAGATACGAAGGTGAAGATACCTATAACGGAAGTGTTACTGATTTTGACCTGCCAGCATACTATGATGATACACTCAAACAGTTTGTATCTCCTATACTAGATGATAGCGTAAATCCACAATCTTTAAGTGCAGTACCAAGTACATCTGCTTTGTGGACAACTTTTCCATGGAGTCAATGGTATCAAAACTATCTATTAATAGTTACAGGTGCCACAGTTGTAACTGGCGGTTCTGGTTACACAGTCGCACCACAGGTAATTGTAACAGGCGATGCTACAACACAGGCAACTATGACTGCAACTGTAAACACCGCTGGAGTGGTGACTGCTATCAATGTGATTACTCCAGGTAGTGGTTATACTACCACTCCAACTATTACTATATCAGGAGGTAATGGTACTGGAGCAACAGCAATAACAGTGTTAGCACCACAACAGGTACGTGATTTTACAACCACTATTGCTTATAACAGAATTACATATTCAAGTACAGTTATTGATTGGACTGCAAATACTGCATACACCACAGGACAATTGGTACGTTATCCTGTTCCGACTGTAGGCGTAATAAATGTTGCAGAGCCCAAAGTATATAGTGTAAACACAAACTTTACTTCGACAAATGAATTTGATCCAGAGAATTATACTGTAGTTGACCCTGAAACACTTGATGCAGCAGATCGAACAATTGGACTTTACAATCCTGGTCCAAATGAACCAGGTCGTGAGTTAGCACAAGTAATGACTGGTATTGACTATCCTGGTGTACAAGTTGATGCTCCAGATTTTGATCAAAATACAGGATTCGATATTGGTAACTATGATATTAATCCATTTGATAACATCAGTTTTGGGCCAGAGGGTGAACCCACGTACGATGATTCAATACTAGATGCAATTTATGAAAGCAGTTTCACCGACACATATCTTGGTACAAGAGCAACTGACATTAACGTAGAAGGTGGTGGATTTATTGACACCTATAGTTCACATGCTCCTGAAGAACTTGTACCTGGAAGCGAATTTGACACACTTGATCTAAAAGTTTTTACTCGTTCCGGCAGTGACTGGAGTAACAATGGACATGGATTTGAAATAAAAAGTATTAGTGGTACTTTTACTGCAACTGGTGTTACAATTAGTTTTCTTAACTTAATTCAACATCCTGTTAGTGTTAATGTAATCAATTTATCAACTAGACAGGTACTTCCACCATCAGCAACCTCTATCAATTGGGTTGCTAAGACTGTAAGTGTGAGTGCAACTGCAAATGCAAGTGCAGGTGATACTATCAGAGTTGAAGTATATGGACTAGGTGGAGGTTCACAACTTTACAAGGAAAGTTTTGTTGGAAGTTTGATCACAAATAGTAGACAGATAATACCAGTTGCATTTACAGAAATTAACCAAATGGTTGTTTTTATAAATGGCATCGAAAATACTGATTATACCTTTGCCGCAAGTGGAAGTTTTGCAACTGAAGTCACTTTTGGAAGTCAACCTACTGACACACAATGGGTAACAATTGTTGCTCTTGGGGCAACAACTCCAATTCAATATAGTTGGAGCACAGAGGTAAAAGATTATTTTAACTATGATGGTAGTAGCACACAGTATCCATTGAGTGCAAGTTTACAAGGAACAAACATTGCAAACATGGTTGTTGATAGAGATGGCTTTAGATTGCGTCCACCAGAAGGAATTGAGTATACCGGAGATGGTTCCAGCCTTGGACCATATTACTTGAGTACCACAGCAAAAACAAATCAGGCATTGATAAGCACTGCTGATTTATTGGTATATGTTGACAACGTTAAACAAAATGTGTCTGTTAATTGGACACTCAGCACCTGGGATGGAAGCAGTGATAGATATATCGAATTCAATAGTCAAAGTTTACCACCTGCAGGTTCTAGAATAGAAATTTATACCACTACTGAATCTGACTACACAATAGTTAACACAAGTGATATTAATTTACGAGTGAGTGCTGCTTTTGATGCACTTTTTGATGTTACTACGTACAATGATACCTCACAACAGAATATAATGACCAAGGTTTACGTTGGGCCTACAACTGAAGGAGTAACAACCGGTATTGCCTATGATGAGGATGCTTATGATGCAAGCACTTTTGACGAAACAGTTGGGTCTACAATTGAAACAAACAATTTTGCACTAGGAAGACTGGTTACTGAGCCACAAAGAATGTTGGTAACTCTAAACGGACAATATTTACAACCAAGTATAGATTTTACAGTATCAACTGGAAGTGATAACCTAAGCACTCTTTCACTTAATTTAAGTATTTTGAATGCGGCAGATGTTTTGGCGGTAACAATGTTTACTAATAGTGTTGTTCCTAACAGTCTTAACTTCCGTATTTTTCAGGATATGCTTGGTAATCAAAAACTTCTAAGATTCAACTTAACTAACACCACTGAATTAAGTCAATCAGTTGCAATAACAGATGATATTATTTTTGTCAATGATGTAACAAAACTCAGTGAGCCTAACCTTACACAAGGAATTTTTGGACAACTTATCGTAGGTGGAGAAAGAATAACTTACAGATCTAGAAATACAGGAAACAATAGTGTAAGCGGACTTAGACGAGGTACCGCAGGCACAGGAGTATACCAACATAGTATTGGTGCAACTGTTAGTGATGTTGGCGCTGGACAACAACTTCCTAGTCGTTATCAAGAAGTAACAACCACTGACAAAACAAATGTTGGCGATGGTTCAACAAAGGTTTTTGAAACATCTATTGTGATTCCAACACTTATCGACAGTACAGAAATTACAGATGCAATTACAGTCACAGTTGGAGGTACACTATTAGTACCAGAAACTGATTATACAGTCACAGAAGTTAACCCAACAAGCACAGAAGTTACACTTGTAACTGCTCCAGCAAGCGGAGTTGAAGTTTATTTTAGCCAAGTTACTGCAAATGTAATGTATGCTCAAGGCACAAATACTGCCAGCAATGGAGTTGCGTTACAAGATCAAACAACACCAGCCGCTCTATTTTTGAAAGACTAGGTAATTTATTAAGGTAAATACAGCATGAAACAAGAAAATGCAAATGAGGAATCAGTGACAGAACCAGTTGAGGATGTTCGTCCAAATGAAAATGGACAAATTGCTATTAGTGGTCATATCAAAATTTTTGATCCCAACAGTGGCGAAGTTATTGTTGATAAACGCAATGCTATTCATTATGAAAATATCAGTGAAGCATTAGCAAACAGTCTTGCAAATAAAGCAGTTGGCCAAATTTACAGCATGGCATTTGGAAATGGCGGCAGTAGTGTTGATACCACTGGAGTAATTACTTACTTGCCTCCAAATACAACTGGTCAAAATGCCAATCTTTACAATCCAACATATTCAAAAGTTGTTGATGACAATAGTGCAAGCAATACAGATACAACTAGAAACAAACTCACAGTAACACACACAACTGGAAAAGTATACTCTGACATACTTGTAAGTTGTTTATTAGATTATGGAGAGCCTTCAGGTCAACAGGCTTTTGATAATTCAACAGATTTCAATGGTGATTATGTTTTTGACGAGTTGGGTTTGAAAACTTGGAATGGTAGTGCAACCGACTTAAGATTAATAACACACGTGATTTTTCATCCAGTACAGAAAAGTTTAAACAGACAAATACAGATTGATTATACTGTTCGTATACAGACATTAACCAATCTTAGTTCAACATAAATACAGGTATATTGTAAAAATAATAAATACACTTGTAGTAAACGGAGTAAAACAAAATGGCATATACCATTAACCTGACAGATGGTACAATATTTGCAGTAGTTGCAGACGGTACAATCAATACAGATTCAAGCCAAACGCTAGTTGGAAAAAACTATGCTGGGTATGGAGAGTTCTTAGACGAGAACTTTATTAGACTTCTTGAAAATGCAGCCAACACAAGTGCACCTGGTGCACCATTAACAGGTCAGCTTTGGTATGATAAAACCAATAACGTAATTAAAGTATACAACGGAACACTATTTAAATCAATTTCTGGAGCGATAAGCTCAGCAAGTCAACCAACTTCAAACGTAGCGGGTGACTTATGGTTTGATTCAACAAACGGCCAGTTAAAAGTTTATAGTGGTACAAGTTTTATAACTGTTGGTCCCGCAAGCACAAGTGGACAAGGAACATCTGGTGCAATTGTAGCAACAGTTTCAGATACTCTTGCAGTCGATCATGTTATAGTTCAGATGTATGTGAACAATGTAATAGTTTCAATATTCTCAAAAGATGCTACTTTTACTCCGGCAGTGGCTTTAAGTGGATTTGCAACTATTGGCCCAGGTTTAAACATGAGTACAACTGTATCAAACGCAGTGTTTAACGGAACCGCAACAAACGCTGATACATTAGACACATTAAATTCGACATCTTTTATGAGATCTGATGCAGCCACAAGCAACGATACAAGCATAAGTGTTTTATCTGATACTGGTTTATACATTGGTGGAGACAGTGACGGGCATATAAGTGTAAGTGGAACAGATGTAAGAATTGACAACGACACACAAGACGGCGATTTAATTTTCCGTGTCAATGATGGTGGTGTAGTAACTACTGCAATGACAATTGATGGTGCATCATCTGTTGTAAATATCAACACAAGTGCAGTCGCAACAGGCAATGTAACAGCTGGAAATATAGTAACTGCAGGACAAGTAACTGCAACTGGTAACGTAACTGGTGGTAACTTAAACACAGGTGGTATTGTTGCAGCAACTGGCAACGTATCAGGTGGAAACTTGGTTACTGCAGGAAGCATAACCGACGGTGCAATGACCATTGATAATGGCACGTTAACAGGAGGTGTTGCCGCAACATTCAGTGGTGCAGTATCAGGTGGCACATTAACAGACGGTACTATCAGTATCAATTCTGGTGCAATTACAGCAGGTGTATCAGCCGCATTTAGTGGAACAGTATCAGTTAACTCAGCAGATGGTGTAACTGCTATTGTGAACAGTGGAACTGACGGTGTAGGAAACATTGGTGCAAGCGGTGCTAGTTTTAATACAGTATTTGCTCTTGCAACATCAGCACAATATGCTGATATGGCAGAACGTTTTCATGCAGACGCAGAATACACTCCAGGAACAGTAGTTGAGCTAGGTGGAATAAATGAAGTTACAGTTTGTAAAGAAGAATTAAGCAATAGAGTATTTGGTGTTGTATCAGACAAACCAGCATACCTAATGAATGGCGGAGCTGGCACAGATGCTACACATCCACCAATAGCAATGAGCGGAAGAGTACCTGTAAACGTAATGGGATTTGTCACTAAAGGCGACAGACTAGTAAGTGCTGGTAATGGTATTGCAAGATCTGCAACCGAAGAAGAAGCAACTGCTTTTAATGTTATAGGTCGTGCTCTAGAAAACAAATTAGATAACCATGTAGGTTCTATAGAAGCAATTGTAAAAATTGTTTAATACATTGTAGCATAAAGGAATAAAAGGAAAATGACATACTCTTTCGGAAACACCATCTTAGATGATGACTACAACGGGTTTAAGGATAGTGTAAATACAATGTGGAGTACCGGATCAGGAGATGCTGGATACGGACAAACTGCAATTAGTGCTGTTAGTGCTGGCTCAACCATATCAGCAACACAATGGGCAAGTTTGCTCGATCCAATCACAAGTGCTGCTTCACACCAAGGATCAACAATTACATCAATTACAAATCCAAGTGCAGGCGGTACAATTTCTGCATTTACGGCACTATCATCCAATGTAAGCGCCGTAACAGGTGCTACCAGACATAATGCAGTGGCTTCTGGTTCAGATAGTTCTGCAACAACAACCACAACAAGTGCGTGGAGTACAAGTGCTACAACTACAAAAACTATAACATTTGCAAGTGCCGATCAATATCGTTACTTCTTTAATGCTGGTGGAATGATAAGAATGAGTTGGTCACGTAGTGGTGGTAGTACTTCAGACCAAAATACATCATGGACAAATATGCTTAGTGTTGCTGGTACAATTGTACTAACAGGTATAGGTTCGGCTAAAAATATTGCAAGTGTGTCATATACTGGAACAACAAAAATTGGTGGCGGTGGAACTGCACCTGCGACATTATTAACAGGTACAGGTGCTGAAGATCTTGGTGCTTCAGTTACACTTTTTAAGCAATTGAATAACACTTATAATTATACAGCTAACTTTATACAAGTAGATGCATCTAGATCATCCAATACTATTTCATTTGCAGTTACACTTTCTGATAACGATAGCACACCTGGAACTGATTCGGTTGATGGCACACTCACAATGACAACAACAATACGTCAACCATCAACAACCTATCTGTCAGCCAGTTGGGGTTCAGTAACTCAGAATGCGGCTACTTGGTCTTTAAGTTAAAAATTATACCAGGTTATAGTTTGCATACTAATTAAGTGTATGCAAACTGACCAACTTTCTAAAAACATAAAAGCACGATTTGATCATCAACAAGCAAGAATTATTTTACGTGAAACATATCAAGCAAAGATGATTTTCACATACAATGGTGGTATGTGGCAAGCAAGTCCAGAATTGATTATGTTATGTTCGGTTTGTGATGGTACTGTGGTATTAGAAGATTATTACAACACACCTATAAGTGTAGATAGCAATGAATTGTTTGTGCTTGCAAAACAACGATGGCAAGAACAAATGAATGCATGGCAAGCAGAATATCAAGAAATTTCTAAAAACAGATGACTGTTGGGGCAATAGTTTTTGCATTTGATAGTGAGATACCATATTCAAAACTAGCAATAGAATGTGCAAGTCGTGTAACCAAATATCTTGATATTCCTGTCACACTTATAACTGATAAGTCTGTTGATACTGACGTTTTTGACCAACAGATCATTGTGGCAAAAGGCAAAGATACTAACAGACGTTTTTTTATTGACAGAGATAAAAATACAACTTGGTTTAATTTTGGTAGACACCTGGCCATGGAACTTTCTCCATATAAAAGAACACTGTTGATTGATAGTGACTACATGGTTAACAGCTCAACTCTATTACCTCTACTCGCAAGCTCACAACCATTATTATGCCACAAACAGGTAAGAAGTATACATCAAGCTGAACCAAGACTTGATAAATTTGGAACAAAGAACACCAACATGTGGTGGGCTACTGTTGTTATATTTGACAAGACTAAAAAATTTACACAGGATGTGTTTGAGGTATGGAAAATGGTCGAAGAAAATTATAAACATTACAGTGATATTTTTGGCTTTAGAAGCAATCAATTTCGCAATGACTATGCCTTGAGTATAGCTCTGCTTCTTGTGAATGGAAATCTTGAACCAAAACAATGCGAAATTCCTTGGCCTTTACTAAATGTTGATACTGAACTTAAAGTAGATAATATCAATGACACTTGGTGGATCAATTATACACATAAAAATAAAAACAAAAAAATAAGTGTGAAAACCCACGATCTGCATATCATGTGTAAAAGTTATCTGGAGCGGATATATGAAATATAAAGCAGATAAAGGATATTTAATAGTGGCTGGCAAGCACAAGGATGTAGACTATCTCGGCTGTGCAGTAACATTAGCAAAGAGTATAAAGTATTGGCATCCTCATAGTAAAATATGTTTGTTAACCGATAACGAAGATTATCATAATAACCTATTCGATTATGTAGTAGGATTTCCATATGGTAATACCGGAGGATGGACCACAGATTGGCAGGTATTTCATGCATCACCTTTCCATGAAACTATAAAACTTGAGTCTGATATGGTACTAAGTGGATCAATCGATCATTGGTGGACACTATTCCGTAATAAAAAAGTTTGGATATCAACTGGATGCAAAAACTTTCACGGAGAAGTTGCAAAAAGCAGGAGGTACAGAAAAATATTTGACAAAAACAACCTGCCAGATGTTTATAATGCAATAACCTACTGGAGAATGAGTAAAGAAGCACAAGTTTTCTTTAGAAATGTAAAACAGATTTTTACGGAATGGGAAACTGTGAAGACTATTATTCAAGGAGCACAAGATGAACCAGTAAGTACTGATCTAGTGTATGCACTGTGTGCTGAAAAATTCATAACACCAGGCATTGGACCCCAGATTGTTCATATGAAACCTTCAATTAATAATACTAGTGCTGAAGACTGGAGCAAAGAACTGGTTTGGGAAATAGTTGATGGTGTACTACGTATAAACGGACACAATCAAACAGGCCTTGTACACTATCATCAAAAACATCTGGCACAATCATTTGGGGAATGTTATGGATAAAGAAACATTTGCAGTCTTCGAAAAGTTTTTTAACGCTCCAAGAATAAAGGTTGACTACGAGTATAGATTGTACTATAATGAAATTACTGGAGAACCTATTTTTTACTCTATGGAAAATCATCCAGAAGGTAGTTTTGTTATTGTAACACATAAACAGTATACCGAAGGACGTTATGATTTAATAATACGTAACGGTACGATTGAAAGACTTATTGATTCAACCAATTGGTCAAAACTAGTGCCAAGCAAAGAGGGTGTTAGTACTAGACATGATAATGTTATGATCGTAGATCAAAACGGTCCAATTAGATGGAAGCTCAAGACTTACTATCAAGATTAGGTATAGGAAGAAAATATGAGAAAAATTTTATCAATATTGTTTTTAACACTTTTTATTAGTACTGCAAGTGCAGAGAAGTATGTGCCTTCTCCTAAACCACGTCCAGCAACACAACTTCTTCTTAATATTACTGTTCCATGCAGTGAACAAGGCATTGATTATCTTTCAGATATCGTAAACCAGCATGGCGAACAAGAGTTTGCAAGTGGAGTATTTGCAATTAAACCACTTATGAAACCAGATATGGTCACTGTTGATTTATTAATGTATGTAAATCCTAAAACAAGAACGTTTACGATTTTCAGTTATCAAAAAGTTGGTGGCTTTAATGTTGCCTGCGTAATTGCTGGTGGTACTGATTTTACACCATTCTCAGGAGAGTATAGAAAGAATGATTGACATTGCTGATCTAGATTGTATATATTTGAGCTATGACGAACCTCAAAAGGAAGAGTTTTGGATTAAGATACGCAACATGGTACCGTGGGCTAAACGTGTGGACGGAGTACATGGATCAGATGCGGCACACAAAGCCGCCGCTGAAGCAAGTGATACAGAACGTTTTATCTTGATTGATGGCGACAACTTGCCTGATGAGAATTTTTTCAATGAGACAATAGAATACAAAACAGATCAGTACGAACAAGCAGTATACAGATGGCGTGCCCGCAACGATGTCAACGGACTTATGTATGGCAACGGAGGTATTAGCTCATGGACAAAAACGTTTGTACAAAACATGCGAACACATGAAGCAAGTGTAGGTGCAGATGATACTGATGTAGAATTTTGCTTTGATGATCTGTATTGGCCAATGTACAACTGTTACTCAACTACATACCCTGGAGGCAGTGCCAAGCATGCTTTCCGTGCAGGATTTAGAGAAGGTGTAAAGATGTGCCTTGATAGAGGTACCAAGCCTAGTGCAAGTGAATTTAGAGAACGTGTACACAACAGGAACTTGGACCATTTAACCATATGGCACAACGTAGGTTCAGATACAGAACACGGATTGTGGGCAATTGCAGGATCAAGGTTAGGCACATGGAAAACCATGCTCAGTGATTGGGATTACAAACAAGTCCAAGACTTTTCTATACTCGAAAATATGTGGAACGATGTAAAGCACCTTGCTCCGGGTGAACTTGTAACACTAAAAATGGAAGAACTTGCAAGACAATTAGGGTTGCCAATGAATATATATACCCCTATACAAAGTAAATTTTTTAAACATCATTATCGCAGTAACTGGCACAACCAAAGTATTATGACCCGTGAGATTGATGTTATTAGGACACAAGAAGGATGGTAATGTCTAAATTAATTAATAGTCACAATGGGTTTGACCCATTAGAAGAAGTTTGGCTTGGCGGCACATATCCGTCGGAGTTTTATGAGCACCTAGACGGTCCGGTTCGTGATGCATTTCAAACTATTACAGAATGGACAAACGAAGATCTTAATAAGATACACAAGGCTCTCGAAGAACACGGCATTACTGTAGAGAGACCAGAGTATGGATCTATAGATGATTGTATCGATGATAATGGTAATCTATATAAGCCAGTTGTAGCACCGCGGGATGAAACAATTGTTATTGGCAATACAATGTATCATTTGCGTAACAATTTTAAAAAAAATCCTTGGCAAGGTGCTCTAGACAAGTATTATGCCGCAGGCGAAGATATCCAGGAGTTTGGAGAAGGAACGCCCTGGGCTTGTGTTGCTCCACCATGTATGGTTCGTGTAGGCAAGGACATCTATATAGATTACATTTACCACGAGCATGTTTGGGGAATGGTATCTGAACCGTTGGTTGAATTAGCCAAAGACTATCGTGTGCATGTGTCAATGATTGATGGCCACTCGGATTCAGTTTTTTGTCCGGTAAATGAAAGTTTAATTTTAACAACAGAGTATAAAGAAACCTATAATAAAACATTTCCAAACTGGAAAGTTCATCACATTACACACAGCAACCGCGAGAAAGAAGTTAATCTTGCAATTCCGCACGGGTTCCATCGATGGAATATTAAAGATGACCGCATTGGCGCTAATAATGAGTTTGCTCGTCATGTCGAAGAAAAGGCTCAAGAGTGGGTTGGCGATTGGGAAGAAACTGTTTTTGATGTTAACTTATTAGTACTTGACAATAAGACTATATTTTCGGTTGGTGAGGACGAAGATACTTTTGAATTCTTAGCAAAACAAGGATACAATGTACATGCGTTTGACTTTAGATGTCGTAATTTCTGGGACGCAGGAATGCACTGCTTGACAAATGATATACGCCGCAAGGGAGAATGCCAAGATTATTTTCCAGAGCGTAATGGGCCATATTTAGATTGGCTAGTTGATGACTAAACCAATACTGCCATTCTTAGAAACTATGATTACACAAGTATGTAATCTTAGTTGTGATGGTTGTACTAATTATAGCGATCTAGATCATAAAGGATATGTTGCTTGGGAAGATGGTAAACAACAACTAGAAAAATGGCTTGAACGCATTGATATTCCTGATTTTGGAATTATGGGCGGAGAGCCATTGATTAATCCGCAATGGCGTCGATGGGTATATGGAGTTAGAGAACTTATTCCTACAAGTCAAATACGTTTTACTACTAACGGACTATTATTACGCAAGTATCCTGATATCATCAATGAGATGATTGAAGTTGGAAATGTTGTGTTTAAAATAACGGCTCATACTAATCACGCAGATGAGTTTATACATAAAACACTTGCTAATCATAACTTTGAAACTGTTAACGAATTTGGAATTACACGCTGGCGAGGAGATAACCAAATTCGATTCCAAGTTAATCGTCCGCAAAAATTTATAAAAACATATCGCGGAACTTACCAAAGTATGTTGCCTTACCATTCTAATCCAGTAGAAGCATTTGAGAATTGTTGCCAGCAAACTTGTCCATTATTGCACAAAGGTCGCATATACAAATGTTCAACTTCTGGGTTGTTAGAAGAAACCTTAGAACGATTTAGTAGACCGTTAAACGAATGGCAAGACTACTTGCACGTTGGAATTGGCACTGATAGTACAGAAAAAGATATAAATGCGTTTATTGACAACTTTGGAAAGCCATCGCGAATTTGCGGCCAGTGCCCAAGCAGCGGTACAGGCGTCATCAATCACTTAACAACAGTAAAAGTAAAATGATATTATTAATAAATGATGTTCGTGTATGGGATCCAATGCTAAGAGCGGCGGAGATAGTTAACGAGCTTGAACGCAATGGATCTGTAATAATTGATTTGAATAACGAATCGCCAGCGTTAGAAGAAACAGAACTCCCGACATTCTTTGATTACCTTGAGCAGACTGGTCAAGACCTAAAAGCTATTACGATAATTACTGGTAATCCTTTGGAAACCTATTCTAAAGTAAATATACAGTACAAACCAAAAGCAATGTTTGAGCTAGAGCTCTTTCAAAAAATAGCTGAACAGATTCCTAAGACAAAAAACATATGCTATCATTTTGGCAGTTTAGTAAGTCGTACTACACTGCCCAGACTTGTTCTATCTAGTTTTCTCTATGCTAATCACAGAAATAAAACATTTCAAACATTCCACTACGATCATTCTAGCGACTATCACAAAACACATTTAGAACTTGATCGTCTTGTATATGAATATGGTCCAAACTCAACCGAGTTTGATGAAGCAGCTATGCTACTAAAATCCTCTCCATTACTCAAAGAAGAAATAGAAACTTATCCAATATTACATCCAGAAAATGTAATGACACCGTGTAACTGGTATTCAAATTTTGCTATTGATATTATTTGCGAAACTTGGTATCAAGGAAATAATTTCTTTGTGACAGAAAAATTTTGGCGAGCAGTAGCAACTAAAACACCATTTATTATTCATGGTCCACAAAACCTATTAACTAACTTAAAAAAGTTAGGGTTTAAAACGTTTAGCGATCACTGGGACGAAGGTTATCAGGAAGATCCAACTCCTTATAGCATTGGTGAGATTAAAACTGTGATTGATACTTTGGCAAATAATCCACTTGATGAAATTGGTTGCATGTTGTATAATATGCAGGACATTCTAGATCATAACTACGAAGTGTTTATGAATTTAACATACCAAGATTTGGATAAGATTTATGAATAACAAAGGTGACGAAGTAGACAAGGACTTTAAATCAAAGTTTCTGTCTGATGCCGAGATAGCACAACAAAAGTTGGATACAGTTTCACCTAGTTTTTGCTTGGCAAAATGGAAACAACTAAGTTTGCATCTAACAACCGGAATGAACAACAGTTGTTACCATCCTCCATTACATAGAGCAGATGCAGAAGCTATCAAAACTAATCCCAGTGCATTACACAACACTGAACATAAAAAACAACAACGTAAACTTATGTTAGAAGGAACTCGCCCGTCAGAGTGTAGTTATTGTTGGGCCATGGAAGATAATGGCAAACTCAGTGATAGGCACTACCGTTCAGGTGAGCCTTGGGCAATCAAGGACTTTGAAAATATTCAAAATGCTCCTTGGGATCAAGACATAACACCAAGTTATGTAGAAGTAGACTTTAATAGTGCTTGTAATCTTAGTTGTAGCTATTGTTCTCCGCAATACAGTAGCTCATGGATGGCAGAAACAGAACGTGAAGGTGCATGGCCAACAAGTACACCTCATAATGACCCATCACATTTTGTAGGTGAAAGGCGACCAATACCAGCACGAGAACACAATCCATATGTTGAAGCTTTTTGGCAGTGGTGGCCCACACTTTATCCTGAACTTGAACACTTTAGAATGACCGGTGGAGAGCCAATGATGGATCGCAATACCTATAGGGTATTTGACCATGTATTACAAAATCCAAGTCATAAATTGCATTTAGCCACTACATCAAATTTTAGTGTTGAAGAAAAACTTTGGCAACGTTATAAAGGCTATGTTACCATGCTATGCGAAAAACCTTACAAACTAGAACACTTTATGCAGTATGTAAGTCTTGATGGAATGTTTGAACCTGCTGAATACATGCGTCATGGATTGAACTTTGAACTACTCTGGGACAGAGTTAATCAATTTCTAAACGACATACCAGAACGCAATAGCATAACATTTATTATTACAATGAACAATCTCAGTCTCACAACATTACAAAAACTGTTTACAGGCATACTTGGCTTGCGTCAAATTTATAGTAAAACCTATCAACGTGTTTGGTTTGATACACCTGTATTACGTACACCGACCTGGCAGAGCATGCAGATACTACCAGAGAGTTATGTACATGAATTAGAAGTAATAAAGTCATGGATGAATAGCAAATTGGAAACAGAAGCAACACGCTTTAAGGGATTTAAAGACTATGAAGTTGCCAGACTAGACAGAGACATTGCTTGGATGCGTAATGGACAAAAACTAGACCCTGAGTATATAAAACGCAACAAAGCAGACTTCTATCGATTTTTCAATGAACACGATAGACGAAGAGGTACAGACTTTTTAAAAACTTTTCCTGAAATGAAAACATGGTGGGATGAATGTAAATATCTTGCTAACAACACATAAGCGATACATATACATATGCCCAAAAAACAAAACGAAACAGATTTAGAATATAAACAACGTGTGCTTGATCCATTGAGTTCGAGTATGTGTGGTGCTAAATGGTACAACGCAACCATTTGGTTAGGGTCGGGTATGACCACAAGTTGCCACCACCCACTGCCACACAAGGTTAGTGTTGAAGATGTTATAACAAATCCCAAAGCATTGCATAATACTCCTAAGAAAAAAGCAGAACGAGAGATGATGCAACAAGGCAAACGCCCAGCTGGTTGCGAATATTGCTGGAAGATAGAAGATGTAAACAGGAATAATATCAGTGATAGAGTTTATAAAAGCGTTATCTACAGTGACGATGAACTTAAACAAGCACATTCATTATCATCAGAACAAGATGTCAATCTGAAAACACTTGAAATAGCATTTGATCGAACCTGTCAGTTTGCGTGTAGTTATTGTAATCCTGCATTTAGTACAACCTGGGTAAAAGATATAAAAAATAACGGTGCATATGAAAATTTAATCAGTGACGGACGTAATCATTTTACTCACGAACACGAAAATTCGCAATTGTACAAATATGCAGAAACAAACCCATATATTGAAGCATTTTTTAAATGGTGGGAAACTGATTTATATAAAACACTAGATGAATTGCGTATCACTGGTGGTGAACCAATGATGAGCGGACACTTGTGGAAACTTTTGGATTGGTTTAAAGACAACAAAGGTGCAAGTAAAACAAGGATTGCTATAAACAGTAATCTTGGACTGGATAGTAAAGATATTCTTAAACTTCTTGATAGGGCCGATAGTGCTCCATTGGATATCTATACCTCAAATGAAAGTTTAGTTAACCATGCAGAATATATCAGAGATGGTTTAGACTGGAGTACATGGGCACAAAATATGCATCTACTTGCTGGCAGTGGAAAAATACGTGGGTTGCATAATATGTGTACAATTAATGCACTTTGTTTAGAAACACTTCCTGAGTTTTTAAGTTACCTATTAAAATTTAAAGCATGCTATGGCAGAGATTTTCCTAGTTTCACACTGAACATATTACGTTTTCCAAGTTTTCAATCACCCTTGGTTTTACCAGATGACATAAGGACCTATCACAAAGACCGTTTACAAAAATGGTTTGATAAAAATCAGCATAATGAATTACTCCACGAGCATGAACTTAACCAAACACAAAGACTTATCGATTATCTTGATGTAGTAAAGACTCCACACAGTGATGCATTTGATATGCCTAAACTACATAATGATTTCAAACAGTTTTACAAACAGTATGATACACGTCGAGAGAAAGATTTTATTAAAACATTTCCTAGTATGAGAGACTGGTACAATGAGTTATAATTATAATAGTGCAGACCCTATAAAAGTAAAACTTAGTGATCTAAGTCCAAGAGAACGCCAACTACTGAGTGAAAGCAAAACATTTTGTATGTATCCGTGGATTCATTTGCATGCATATCCAACCGGCGAAGCATATCCTTGTTGTCATGCTGAAATGGGCGTAGGACAAATTGGAAACTGCAAAACAAACACACTAAAAGAAATATGGAATAGTCCTGAGCAAAAAAAACTGCGTAAAGACATGCTCTCTGAAACAGAAAATTCAGCATGTGGACGTTGTTATGAACAGGAGAAGTCAGGCTTCTTTTCAGGTAGACAAAGTGCTAACAAGCATCATGGACACCACATTGAAAGAATTAAAGATACCGCAGAGAATGGTGAATACAAAGACTTTGCGATGACCTATTGGGATATACGTTTTTCAAATTTATGCAACCTAAGTTGTAGAAGTTGCGGACATATATTCTCAAGCAGTTGGTATAAAGATCAAGTTGCACTTGCAGGGCCAGAGTGGGCAAAAAACAATAGTGTGTTAAACTATGCAGGTAGATTTGAAACAGATATGATGGAACAATTAATGGAGCACCTTGACCATGTTGAGCAGATTTACTTTGCTGGTGGTGAACCTTTGATGATGGACGAACATTATGTAATACTCGACGAGCTTGAACGCAGAGGTAGGTTTGATGTGCGTTTAATCTATAATACAAACTTCTCACACGTAAAACTTAAAAACAGACTAGTGTTTGACATCTGGAAAAAGTTTGACAGTGTAGCAGTTGGTGCAAGTTTAGATGCAATGGGACCACGTGCAGAATACATACGTAAAGGAACCAAGTGGGATACAGTTGAAAAAAACAGGCGTCAAATGATGGAGATATGTCCTGATGTTGATTTTTATATAAGTCCTACACTAAGCATTATGAATGTCTGGCACATACCTGATTTTCATAAAGATTGGGTAGATAAAGGTTTATTAAAACCTCAAGATTTAAACATAAACATACTGCAAGATCCAGATCATTATAGAATAGATATAGCACCAAAAGAATACAAAGAAAAAATTAAAGCAAAGTATAAAAAGCATATAGAATGGTTGCAACCTTTAGATAGGTTAAACAGAGCAACAGTGGGTTTTGAAAGTGCAATACAGTACATGGATAGTACAGACAATATCCATTTAATTAGAAAGTTTTGGGAGAAGAACGACAAATTAGATGGTATACGTGATGAAAACATACTGGACATTATACCAGAGCTGGGTGCATTAAAATGAAATTACCACACGATAAATTTTGTGTTTTGCCGTGGGTAAGTTTAGAAACATCACCAATTGGTACAGTACGTCCTTGTTGTCTAGCAGAAGATGAAATAAAAGACACAGAAGGAAACAAGTACAGTTTGCTTCGTACAAATCTCAATGAAGTACACACTAGTGAATACATGCAAAAACTAAGACAAGAGTTCTTAGATGGTAAAAAGCCACAAACCTGTCGCAAGTGTTGGAATGAAGAACGCAGTGGACGCACATCAAAACGCATGCATACCCTTAACCGTCTGAAACATATTGTAGAAGACACTAACTGGACTGCTGACGCAAAGCCGTTGGTGTTTATAGATTTTAAACTAGGAAATATTTGTAATTTAAAATGTCGAATATGTGGTTCATGGAGTTCAAGTACGTTTGCTACTGAAGAAGTACGTTTTGAAGGTAAAGATAGTTTTCATTATCAGATGCTAAAAGATGGAGCATGGCCAAGACAAAATCAAAGATTTTGGCAAGATATTGATGAACTCATGGAACAAGTGCGTTACCTGGAGTTTACAGGTGGTGAACCGTTTATGATCAAAGAACATTTTGATCTATTACAAAGAATGGTTGATCGAGGTATTGCACAAGACGTAGAAATACACTATAATACAAATGGAACACAGTTTCCAGAACATGCAGAAGAGATATGGAAAAATTTTAAATTAGTAGAAATAGCATTTAGTATAGATGATGTAGAAGAACGGTTTGAATACCAACGTGCTAACGCAGTATGGGACGAAGTAAATATAAACATGGATCGTTTTGAGTTGATGCGTAATAGAAATACAAACATACAACTACAGGTTTGCTCAACTGTGAATGTGTTTAATGTACTGTATTTGGAAGAACTTGCAAACTGGATTGACCAACGCAGTTTTGACTATGTGTATTGGAATATGCTACATGAAGCATATTATCATAGTGTTGGCACACTACCAGAACGTGCAAAAGAACTAGTATCTAAAAAACTATTGAGTGCAAATGTGTCTGATTTTCACATGAAAGAGTTTGTAAAGATTGTTGATTTTATGCAAAGTGGAGCAAGTCTAGATGGAAATATTTTACGCATGAAAATTACTGATGTTGATTGGCGTAGACAACAAGATTTGCGAACACATCATTCAGAACTGGCTGATGCAATAGATTATGAAGGACCAAGAACATGATATTAGTTGTGATAGCACTTGAAGAAGAACTACCTGGAACGTTGCCAAGTGGTTATAAAAAACTGATTACAGGAGTAGGCAAAATAAATGCAAGTATTGCTCTAACACGTGAACTATGCTATAATTCTCCTGTTCACAAAGTAATAAACTATGGAAGTGCAGGTGGTAGTGCTGAGCTAAAAGGTAAACTAGTAGGTGTTAGTGCAGTAATTGAACGTGATATGGATTGTACACCACTTGGACTGCCTCTTTATGTAAGCCCTGGAGACGAAGAACAAATGATTGTATGTCAAACCAAACACGACAGTCTGTTTGTATGCGGAACAGGAGACAGTTTTAGCGTGCCACATATAAACTATCAAATATGTGAAATGGAAGCATACGCACTAGCAAAAGTTTGTTATAAATTTAATATTCCTTTTGATTGTTACAAGTATATCTCAGACAGTGATGCAGACGGTGAAGATCAAGGACGTGAATGGCATGAAAATGTCAGTAAAGGAGCTGACCTGTTTAGAAATAAAATCTTAACAAAACAAGATCAGTTTAGTTTTGGATGGTAAAGAAAATTACGGATAATTATTATGACTGATTTAAGAGAAGTGATGAAATCAAGTTATTGTCCATTGGTGTTTCACGGGTTGTATGTTCGCAGGTTCACTGGTGAAGAGCAACTGGTTGCACCATGTTGTTTGGCTGAAAAGTCTGAACAATTTAGAGGACAACAGGATCTAATGAATCATCAATATCTAGAAGGTATAAGAAACGATGTTAGAAAAAATAAAAGATCCGAAGCCTGCACCACTTGCTGGGTAATTGAAGACCAAGGAGGACAAAGTCCACGTAAAATTGCATTAGGAAGATTTTTAGCAAAAAATTTACCAATCTCTCTAGAACAAAGCGAAGAAAAACTAAATGAGTGCTATAGTATAGACTACAATGTATTACCACTTTGCAATGCAAAATGTATAATTTGCAGTTGGGAATATTCAAGTTTATGGGCTGCCGAAGCTGGTGTTAAAATAATTTCAGGTGACGAATTAAAATACGACCACCTATCCAAAACCAATTTAGATAATATAAAAAGAATATATTTCAACGGAGGTGAACCGTTGCTTACCAACGAACACCTGACAGTGTTAAAAAAAATAAAAGATTTAAACACAGTTGAAATAAGTTACAATACAAATGGAAGCATCTATCCTAACCAACAAACTCTTGACTTATGGTATCAAGCAAAATCTGTTGATATTCATTTTAGCATTGATGGTATTGGAAAACGCTTTGAAGAAACACGTACTCCTTTGAAATGGGACAAAGTGTCAGATGTAATCCAAAGAGTAAATTTATTAGAAGGTATCAATATAAGTTGTGCATATACAATTGGAAAACACAATGTATTTGACCTAGAAGAAACAATCAATTGGTTTGCTTCTCTACCCAACTTTAATGTTTTAAAGCAAGTACATGTACACACTGTATATGGCGAATTAGGATTGGAGTTTGCAACATCTGCAGAAAAAGCAGAATTTAAACAAGAGCTTGAAAAGTATGCTGATAAGTTTTATTGGTATACCAATATTGTGAATTCATTTTAAGATGGACGAACCAAAAAACCCACCTAAAACACTGTGTATGGCTCCTTGGACACACACTTATCTTTCGCCACAAACAGAACGCAGACTTTGTTGTGCTAGTCGTGAACCAGCACAGAGCTTTGAGCAGTACATAGATACAGCCTCAGGAACAGGAACTTACAATCCTATCACACTAGATGAACACTGGAACAGCGAACACATGCGTAGTGTAAGACGCAGGATGATGGCTGGTGAAGAACTAAGTGAATGTGACGTCTGTAACAACAAACTTTTAAACACCGATGTATATAGAACATACTTTCAAAGATTGTTTCAGCACAAATACAATCAAATATGGGAAACAACAGATGATACTGGTTGGACAAGCATGAAGCCAGTGAGTTGGGATTATCGATTTTCAAACCTATGTAACTTTAAATGTAGAACATGTGGCGATATGTTGAGCAGTGCATGGGAAACAGAACAAAAACAACACAACATGACTGATCTCAACAATCCAAAAAACAATTGGATGCGTCCAGAAGTACGTAAAGAGATCTCTCAGTTTCAAGACACACAGATAGAAAAAGAATTTTCAGAAGCAGTAGAACAACACAGAGTAGAAGAAATATATTGGGTAGGTGGTGAGCCACTTATGTATGAACAACACTGGCGTTACATGAAACGTATTGTAGAACTTGGTGATGGGCCTAGGTTGTATGCACGTTACAATACCAATCTAAGCCGAGTAAACTACAAAGGGCAGAATCTATATACGGACATACTAGCAAACATACGTGATTGGCAAATATGTGCTAGTATTGATGGCACAGGTCCTATTGGTGAATACATAAGAACTGGATTGAAATATGATCAGTTTGTAGAAAACTTCAAACAAGGTACGAAAATTGCAACCAATCGACGTCAAATGCGGTTAGACTTTACACTTACACTTCCTGGATTATTTGAAATTTGTAATATCAATCAATTAGGTAAAGAACTAGATGTTGATATACTTGCAAAAGTGATTTTTACTTTTACACCTGATATAATAATGTCACCATTAGCACTGCCAAGAAAAATACTAGAACGTGTGATAGACGAGCTAACTAATAATGAACTAAGTCAGTCGTTGACAGCTATGTTAGTACAACTTAAAAATCGGCCAACGATGTCAGAACAGTGGCCAGAACAATACGCAGACGGTATGCGTAAAGGCAAAAAGCGTATACACACATTAGAACGTATAAGAAATGATAGTTTTACAATGAAACATATACTAAGCAAAGATAAAGAAATACTAGACTGGTGGGAGAGTATCGATGCTTGATAGAGTTGAAATTCAACTGCGTGGGCCAGATGGTTTATTGCCTGTGTATTTTGATGTATATGATAATAGTCTGAGTCGCAAATGGTTGACTGCCTTTAACGGTATATTAGATAGTAAGTTGCATTTGGAAAAAAACTATTGTTTTTTTGGTTTTCCTGAAAGTGATAGAAATTTAGATTTTTTAGCAACAGAGATAAACAGAACTATTGCTGGAATCAATGGAAGCAATATTGATTATTTTATTAAGGATTATTTTACTGCTTCAAACATGACCAAAGTTTTCCACAGTAATAGAGCTGGAGAAGATATTGTTAGTGTAAATCACGATAAGTTTAATCAATTGCATTTGTATTTTGAAGAAACACAAGGTGTTAGTGGTGCAATGAGCAAGCACTATACCGGTGCAGATGCTGAAACACGTTGGTATATTCGTCAGTTAAATCTGTTGTGCCACGAAGCAGAATGTTTTATTATCAGTTTAGGAAGACACCATAGCACACCAGAATGGGTGCGTCCTAGCAATGTTATGTGTTGGTTGCATGCTCCTCGTTTTGTACTAGATGAAGAAGACTACAACCTATTTGGAGTAGACACTATTGCAAGAAACCAAGGCGGAGTATATGTAGGTGTTAACAAAGCCGTAGGTAAACACCACTGGGAAGTATTCAGTGATGAAGGCGGTGATAGCAGAATTGACGAACTTACTACCACTACACTTAAACCACAAACTGAAGCAGCAGGTGACTTTGATATTGAATGGGGTAATAACACACACAACCAACCATTTATGCAAGAAAAATTAAGAGAGTTTCGCACTTGGCTGACAGCAAACAACTTTGATCCAGATGATCCTAGTCTAACAATTGGACACCCAAAGATTGGACAGGTAAACTTGCAAGGAAGTTTTGGTACAGAACATTTTGAAAAGATACTAGAAAAACTTACAAAACATCTAGATGTGTACAGTATAAAGACCTCAGATAGTTATGCTGAGTATGATTACACATGGCAGGATAGCAAAAGATTACAAGTACCACTATTATAGGAGTTATAAATGGCAGCTAAAAAGAATAAAGATTCAAAAGCATGGATGATACCAGAAGGTGAGAAACGTGAAAATGCAAGTTATCATTATCTAGCACATAAAACTGTTAGTATGATACGTGAAGGTAAAAAGATACGTGTAAAGAAGTATCATCCTAAATTACAAAAGCATGTTTGGTTTATAGAGACCAAAATGCCATCTCATAGCAAATAATTTATTTGACAAATAAACAAAAGGTGTATATAATGTTAGTATGGATAAAAAATCTTATTAATAAAATTAAATTAGAAATACGATATCGTAAGAAACTTAAAGAACTACGGAAGAGGGATCCTTTTATATACAAATGAGTTACATATTTACATCAGAGTCAGTGAGTGAAGGCCATCCTGACAAAATAGCAGACCAAATTTCAGATGCTTTAGTTGATGCTGGACTTGAAGCCGGTGACGAATCAACCAGAGTAGCAGTTGAAACAATGGTCACTACAAACTATGTTGTACTAGCAGGTGAAGTTAAAAACTTTAATATAAATGATGAACAAGTTGAACAAATTATAAGAGATAAAGTCAAAGAAATCGGCTACGAGCAAGAAGGGTTTCATTGGGATAAACTGACAGTTAATAACAAAACAATCAACAATCAATTGCACTCACAAAGTGCCGACATTGCACTGGGCACCGACGATTTTGGTGCAGGTGATCAAGGTATTATGTTTGGTTACGCATGCAATGAGAATGATGCGTATCTGCCCGCTCCAATTTACTATTCACATGAGATATTAAAAAATATAAAAGAAAAACGTGTAGATGGATACAAATATCTTGGACCTGATGCTAAGAGTCAAGTTAGTGTAGAGTATGACGGCGGTAAGGTAAAACGTATTGATCAAGTTGTTGTAAGTCAGCAACACAAAGATGAGAGCTTTTATGAACCAGCACGTATGGCCACAAGATCAGCATGCGAAGAAGTACTAGGAGATTTAATAGATGACAAGACTGTATTCCATCTTAATCCAACTGGCAATTTTGTCATTGGTGGTCCTGATGGTGACACTGGCCTTACAGGACGCAAAATTATCGTTGATACCTATGGCGGCTTTGCTCCTCATGGTGGTGGTGCTTTCTCAGGAAAAGATCCTACAAAAGTAGATAGAACGGCAGCATATATGGCACGTTGGTTAGCAAAGAATGTAGTAGCTGATGACATGGCTGATTGGTGCCAGATACAACTGAGCTATGCTATTGGTGTAAAAGAACCTACCAGCATCTATGTAGACTCAAATGGACACAATCGTAGTATACAAAAGTTTATCAGTGATAACATTGATCTAACACCA